TTCGGCGAGAGTTTCGCGCGGCAAATGATCGAGCAACTAAACGCAACGCAACGCAACGGCGGCCAAATTCGCGGGGTGCTGGCATGACGCTATCAACGGCAGGCTACACGGTCGGGTCAAATCAGCCGCTAAACCATGCGCGGATCTTGTGGCAACCGATCACAGGCACAATCACGGCAACAGGCACTGACCCTATCTTGGCCGCAAATGATTACACGTCGCAGCGGTGGGCATTGGCGTCCGGTGCAAACGATTGGGAATTGGAAGCCGCATCGGCGGCTGATGTAGATACGGTTTTCATCTCGGCCCACAACATTGCAGGCCGCACGATCACGATCAGCACAAGCCCCGATCTTGTCACCGCTTACACTTTGCGTGCGACAATCGCGGTTGCGGATAACAGTACCATCGCCGCCATGTTTAACGATGATGGCGCAATGGTATCGGCGCAGCGCATCAAGATCAGCGTGTCGGAAGGCACAGGCAACGTGGTCGGCATCATCCGGGCAGGTGCGGCGCTGCAAATGACGCAGCCATTCTATGGCGGATTTGCGCCGACGCGCCTAAACCGCGTCACCGAGGGGCAGCAATCATTCAGCGAAACGGGGCAATGGTTGGGCCGCACGCAAAAGCGCCGTGCCTTGACTGGCAAATACGATTGGACGCACCTAAAGGCGGATTGGTATCGCGCCAATTTTGAGCCGTTCGCGCAAACCCTGCCGCTCAAGCCGTTCGGCATCATTGGCAATCCATCGCGCATATCCGACGATGTAGTCTGGGCGTGGACGCAATCGGACGTTAGTCCGTCCAACATGGGCGTACGCGATTACATGCAAGTCGGATTTGGCATCGTAGGATATTGGGAATGACCTTTGCGCGCGAGCCGATTGAAATTGTCGAAATCATCCAGCCGATTTGCAGCCGCGTGTTCGGCGTGTCGCCATGCCTTGCGACTGGCACAAAATGCTACAATACCGATGCGACTTGCACATTCCGCGCCGCGTTGGATATGTCGGATGAATTGGCGCTGCAATTTGTAGAGCCGAATGCAAACGAATGGATTGACGTTGTTGATGCTTATCAGCCCGCGTTGGCAATCCCGGCGCTCAAAGGATACCAAACTGCGCCGACATCGCTAAACGTTGCCAGCGGGTCGCAGAACAAAACCCCGCTAGGGTATCGGGCTGTCGCGTCAATCAAGATCGGTGACTTCCCTTGGAACGATTACCAAACCGACCCGTATCGCCTTGATCGGCTTTATGACCCTGAAACGCGCGGCACATTCTGGACAAAATGGCTTGCGCGCAATCCGTTTCACGTTGGCTATACCGTGCGGATTTACGAGGGCGTTCGGGGCGATGCTTTGGCCGATATGATAAAGCGTGAATACGTCATTGAGAAGATCGATCACGGGCGCGATGGCGTATCAATCACTGTCAAAGATATTCTGCGCAAGATCACGGATACAAGCGTTACAGCGCCAACGCTATCACCTGGCGGGTTGTCCAGCGACATCACGATTGACGCAACGACGTTCACGGCGGTTGGCGGCTTGCTTGCCGACTATCCTGCAACGGGATGGGTGCGGATTGGCAGCGAGATCATCGCATACACGGGCCGTGCGCTATCCGGCGATGATGTTGTATTCACGGGTGCCACGCGTGCGCAGATTGGGTCTACGGCATCGGCGCACAATCAATTTGACGGCGTGCAGCGGGTGCTGTCCTATATCGATCAGCCGTTTTCGGACATCATCTATGACCTGCTAGTGACGTGGGGCGGCATTGACGCGGGCTTTATCACTAAGGCAGATTGGGATTTAGAGTTTGAATTGTGGCGCGCCACGTTTACTTTCACTGGATACATCACAAAGCCTGAACAAATTGATGCGCTGATTGGCGAGATTTGTTTGCAATCAGTGTCTAATATCTGGTGGGATGAGCGCATTCAAAAAGTGCTATTGCGCGCGCAACGGCCTGATTTTGTGCCAGCAACTATGACCGAAGATGCAAACATTATTGCGGGGTCGGTGGCGATTAAGGAAAAGCCAGAAGAGCGGGTTTCGCAAGTCTGGGTTTATTATGGATTACGGAATTGGGCGGATAGCGCGGCGGATAAAACAAAATATGCGCAATCGTCTGTTTTTATCGACGTGAACAAGCAAATCCAATACGGCGGTGAAATCGCCGTTCGTGAATTGACTTGTCGATGGATACAGACCGGCGCTTTGGCAAATAACCTTGCCAGCACATATTTAGGGCGGTTCAAAGACGTTCGGCGCGAGATTACTTTTGAGGTATCGGCGCAGGATAGCGAACGGTTCTGGACTGGCGACAGCGCCAATATATCGCACTTTCTTGATGTGGACTTTTCTGGCGCGCCCCGGGTTGGGAATTGGCTGATTACATCTGCGGAGGCCGTGACGCCAAACGGGCGATATAAGTTTGTGGCAGAAGACAACGACACGGCGGGCGTGCTATGGCTGTGGGTGGATGATGCGCTTTATCCTGCAACTTGGGCGGATGCTAGCGAAGAGGAACGCGCTGTGGTAGGGTACTGGTTAGACAGTGATGGCAATGATGCGGGCGGCAATCCTGCACCGTTCAGATGGCTTTAGGGGGCAAGCGTGACTGATTTCACCATTTTAAGCAATACGGCGGTGGGCGTTGGCGGCTTGCCGTCTGCGGCGACTGTCACGGCATTGCGGGATAATCCAATTGCGATTGCAGAGGGAACGGCGGGAGCGCCGCGAGTGCTTGATGCTGCGCTTGATGCGACAGTCACAACCGCTGGAATTGATTGGGTGATGAACAGGACCGCTGGGGCTACCGCTGGTGCTGTTGGGACGTATGCTTTTATGGAAAGAACTGGAAACAATTCGGCCATAAATATTGGTGGAACCATTGCGGGTTCGAGCATACGGTACGCAGGTGTTGACAGAACAAGCTCCCAAGCAATGGATATAAGCTCAAGTGCAACAGTTCCTAGCGGGACATGGCAATGCATGGGCTATATCAGTTTTTTAGGTGATGCATCGGCAGAGCGTGCCTCGCTATTTTTGAGGATATCGTGATGGAATACAGAAACGCACAGCGCAACACTTTTGGCACGATTGATTGCGAAATTAACCATCCGGTTTATGGATGGATACCAACGACATCCAGCGCGAATGATGCTGAAACGGCAGCACTGTTCGCCATTCTGGACTTGGACGATGCAACATTGCCAGCGCCATCGCCACCATCAGCGGATGAATTGATTGCCGCATGGCGCGCAAATACAAAGGCAAGCCAAGCGCAAATCCGCCTGACATTGCATCAGCTTGGATTGCTTGCAACGGTGCAGGCCATTGCTGACGCTGATCCGGCGGCAAGTATAGTCTGGGAATATGCCGATGAAATCAGGCGCGCATCGCCGTTTATTGACGCACTAAAAGGCGATCAATTCACCGACGCACAGATTGACGACATATTTCGCTATGCCATGGGGATTGTGCTGTGAGCATATTCACCGATCAATCCGACTGGCACAAACCGCAAGGTGATGCATACGTCACAACGGCGGTTTTGCAATGGGAGGTTGGCAAGGTCGGGTCTGGGCTATGGGTGCGGGTGCCGTGGGGCTTTGCGTTTGATATGTCCGTGCCGCGCTGGCTTCGGTGGCTTTTCAGCCCGCACAATCCGCGATATCTAAAGGCGGCGGCGCTGCACGACTGGGCGCTTTCCGATGGATGGGACCGCGTGGCATCGGCGGCGCTATTCAATGATGCTCTAAAAGCAAGCGGCGTTGGATCAATTGAGCGATTTGCAATGACTGTCGGCGTGATCATGTGGAAGTGGAAATGATGGCGGATTTAATCAATGACTTTTGGGGCATCATTATCGGCGCGTTGACAGCGGTTGTTTGGTTGGTTCGGTTAGAGGCTCGCGGCATTTCCAATTCGGCAGAGGTGCGCAGGCTATGGGCGCAGCGCAAAGAGGATATGGAAGCGCAACGAGAACAGCGCGAGGAAGCCAACAAGATGCTGACAGAAATCAGGTCGGACGTAAAAGATCTTTTGCGGGGTGTTGGGAAATGAGGCCAATCAATGAGATCATCGTGCATTGCACGGCCACGCGCGCGGACTGGTGGGCAGGCAAGCGCACATCGGAAAAGGTCGCCGAGATTAAACGGTGGCATATTGAGGACAGAGGATGGAAAGACATTGGATATCATTACCTGATTGATCGGGACGGTACTGTTGCCAAAGGCAGGCCGATTGAACAAGTCGGCGCGCATGTATCCGGCCACAACACCGGAACAATCGGGATCAGCCTATTCGGCGGTCATGGGTCTGCGGAAACCGATATGTTCCACGATCATTTTACCAATGCGCAGGAAGCCGCGCTTCACAATCTGATTGCGGATCTGCGAAAGCGATTCGGCATCATCAAGATAAGCGGTCATAATCAATATGCAGCGAAGTCTTGCCCTGGGTTCAACGTGCCAGATTGGTTTCGTGCGGTATCGCCGCCCCCCGCCGATTACGTCCCCGTCACCAGCGCGCCTAGTTTCTGGGCGGATCTGTTCGCGGCAATCGCTGCAATCTTTGGGAAGGGCAAACCGTGAATTTTGGACCTTTGGCGCGGATCTTGCTGCGGTACGGCATCGGCTATCTGGCAGGCTCACAGGTGGGCGAAGCGCTGGCAATGGACCCTGACGCCGTGATGGTGCTGTCTCTGGCCCTTGGGGCGCTGGTTGAGGGCGCATATGCATTGGCCAAGCGCAAGGGCTGGGCAACGTGATCTGGGCGTTTATCCCCGCATGGCTGCGGCGCGCTGTGGCGTGGGCCGTGGCGGGCCTTGTCGCTATCGGCGGCGCGTGGGCTATCGGGCGGAGAGATGGCACCACAGCGGCTAAAACTAAGTCGGCAGAAAAGGCAGCGGAAACTTACCGCGCAACTTCGGAGGCTATGCACAATGCGGATATTGGCAACGGCGATGATGCTGACAACGTTAAGTGGCTGCGTGACAGGGCAAAGCGATAGCGCCTTGATTGCGGGCCTGCGCGGGCCGATGACTGACCATGCTGCGGCACTGGGCGGCGATGATGTTGCGGCCATGCGGCGCACGGGTCGGGTTGTCATCGCCAAGTTTGATGCGGTGGCGCAATAATGGCGAACTCAATAATGAGCGAGGAAAAGATGCGCGAGGCTGTCGCGCTGGTCAAAGAACATGGCAACGTGGGCGCGGCGGCGCGGGCTGTCGGGATGCCGCTGGAAACGCTACGCAACCGATACAAACGCGCAAAGGCCAAGGGGATGCACCTTGATCCAGCAATTCAAAGCAGCATGGCTGCGGTTAATACCGGCATGGTGCCAAAGCTGGCGTGGGCCAAGACTGAAAAAGACGCAAACGGCGTTGCCTATTCGGTGCTTTTGAAGCCGGAAGAATTGCCGAGTGATACGCTGGAACGGATACGGGACGCATTTGACGGAATGAATGCGGCAAAACCCGTCAAGGCCCATGCCAATTCGATGGATGATCTGTGCAGTCTTTACCCTTTGTTTGATGTTCATTTAGGGATGCACGCTTGGGGCCGCGAAACGGGTGCGGCTGATTATGATTTGGGTTTGGCCACGGGGGATCTGCGAACGGCGTTTGCGCGCGTTATGCGGTTAACACCAGACAGCGCCGAGGCTATTTTGCTAATCGGCGGCGATTTCTTTCATGCGGACGATGACAACGCAGTCACGCCACAATCAAAGCACAGCCTTGACGTTGACGGGCGGCAATTCAAGGTTTTAGAGCGCGGCGTGGCTGTCTTGTCCGAAGTCATCGGCAACCTGTTGGCAAAGCACCAGCACGTTACCATCCGCATCCTGCGGGGCAATCACGACATTCACAGCCATATGGTTTTGACGTTCGCCCTTGCCGAGCGCTATCGGGATGAGCCGCGCGTGACGCTGCAAAAAGATCCGATGGATATGTTTATGTTCCATTGGGGGCGGGCCGCTATATTTGCCCACCACGGCGACAAGGGCAAGCCGCAACAAATGGCGCTTTACCTGTCCGATATTTGCCCATTCTGGTCCGAGACACGGCACAGGCACTTATTCACCGGCCACATTCATCACGACACCGGGACCGACTTCGGGCCGATTCGGCATGAAAGCTTGCGCGCGTTCTGCCCGCCCGATGCTTACGGCGCGCGGTTCGGCGGTCGGCGGGCCATGCAGGCAATCACATTTGACAAGGCCGATGGTCTGGTGTTGCGCGCGCTAGATCCGATTGAGCGGGCCGCATGATTACTTGGCACGTTGGCAGCGAAGGCCTGAAAATATACCGGGGGCATGAATTGATCTGCACGATAGAACCCGCCCGCTTTGCGATCCTGCTTTATGACCTAATCAAACAGATGAGGAATGCACCATGATCCGTATTTTTGCCCTTGCCGTTCTGTTGCCGAGGCATTGCCGCCAAACGGTTAAGGGGTATTCACAAGCGGATCGGGATCGTGTAGGGTGAATTTGTAAAGACTGCCAAGCGTTCGCGCGCCAAGCCCCTGCCTTAATCGGCGGGGGCTTTTTGCTTTCGTAAGCGGCCCCGAATTTTACGAAAGTACGAAAGGGTTTCTTGGTCCGGCAAACGCTTTCAGAATTACATCAATTCAGCATCCCACTTGCAATGCTGGCAAAATACAAGCGTGATCCAGCCCCGCGTTTTAACCATCAAACACCGTTCCTGCGATTTTTTGCGGCGGTGGCTGCATTGCGGGCAGGTTGTGTAATGCTTTCCAGGCGGCGGCGGTGTAATGCCCGCGAACATGAGCGCTTGGTTGTCGATCATGGCTTGACCCCCAACAATTCACCCAACGGCAGGCTTGCCAACCATACGGCGTCTGCGTGGGCTTGGGCTGCGGCTTGGGCTGAATGATCACTGTTGTGCTGGCCTAACTTTCCAGCCGCCTTGCCGTGGACGTAGATGTACCAAATTTCACCAGCACCATCGTCAAAGTCAGTCTCCGCAACAATGTATTTTGTGCCGTTCGCGCTGACTGCGGCCCCCCGTTGCCACTCCAACCGCTTGGGCCGCAAGAATTCCAGCACGGCGGCGGCAACCTTCATCCACTTATCTTTGGCAGCATCACCAGTATACACCCAAAACTCCGTTGCATCCTCCGACACATCGTTCCGCTCTCTAGCAGCAAATGCCATGCGCTTTGCCAGCGCCTCGATCATCTTGTCTTGGTTCATTTCTTAGTCTCCTTGAGTTGTGCGAGTGCAAATGCGGTCATTTGAAGCCCTCAATATGTGGGTTGTTGATTGCATCAACCGCCCCGGCATAGGCGTGGCTAAACGCAATTGCCGCCAATGCCATACCAAAGGCTACGCAAAAGATCACAAGCGCGGATTTGGCGCTGGATCTGTCACGGCGGATCTGCGCGGCATTCATGCGGGCAAGCATGGCGTTATTGTGAGCGGTCTTCATAGTCCTGCATCCTTCATTTGTTCAAGTTTCCAATCGCCATATTCGTCAGCATAATCGGCAGCGGCCTCATTCAGCAGCACGTTGAGCGTGTCGCCGTCAAGATC